ACAATGACGACGATCGTTTATATAAAGATTTAGAAGATGGCGATTACGATCCTAAAACTGCAGCAAAGCGTTTAAAGAAACGTCAAGATACTGAGGAAAAAGAAACTGCAGATGTTCTTAAAGATAAAATTGAAAATTTAACTAGAGAACAAAAAGAACGTTTGGTTAGAGAATACGTACGAAGAAAAATTGCAAAAGTATTGTTCGAGCAACCAACCCCACCTGCAGAAGAAGAACCGGAAGCACCAGCACCAGAAACACCGCCAACAGATGCACCAGCACTCGATGCGGCACCGACAGATGCTCCAGCGCCCGATGCAGCTGCTGCACCCGAAACTCCACCTATGGACGCCGGAGCTCCGCCTACCGGAGGAGTATCGCCAGCGCCAGCTACACCATCGCCTACACCCGACGCTGGCGCACCAACAACAGATGCAGCACCAGTGCCATCAACTCCACCCGCAGAGGGCGAACCTGCAGCAACGCCAGCTGCAGCACCGGCACTATCTCCAGAAGAAGAAACTGATAAACTCATACAAAAAGCTTCAGAAAGATTATCAAAAGAAGGTGCTATTGGTAAGATTAAACTTATAAATAAAATTTTAAAAAATGCAATGAAAGAAATTGATTCTGAAGATAAAGCTAATTTCTTTAAATTGCTTAGATCGTTTGCTATAAAGAAAATAGCAACAATATCTTCTGAATCAGATTCTGAAGACGCAGAAACTAAATCTAAATAAAGTTATATGTCTAAAAAGTTACAAAACATTAAAGCCGTCAAACAATTAATCGACGGTACACACAAGTTTCAAACCAAAAAAATCGTTGGGTTTTCTGATGCGAATGAAACGGCAAAGAAAAATGAAAAACATCAAATTGGAGAAGTTTGGGAAGAAACTGACACCAACGGAATAACTTATGTTATTGAACAAAAAGATGGATTTCGCATCAAAAAATTAAAAACTTCGGAAGTATTACAAACAGTACGAGATGAAATAAGATCATATCCCAATTGCCGTAAAGAAACGTGTACATGCATAACCAAACATCCACTTAATGAAAAAATGAGAAAAATTCATGGAATGTGTTTTGATTGTGTTATCGAAATGGAGCATGAATTAAAAAAAGACGGTAAATACGACGAATATGAACAAAACAAAATACGAGAAAATGCATTAGCTTGGTTAGCAGCTGCGGAACGAGATGTAGCATTATTGAAACAAGCTTACACTCAAGTACACGAATTCGTAACAAATTCCGAAGGACAAAAAGAAACTTGGTCTGCAAAAATGACTACAGAAGAATTTGAAAATACTATACAAGCAGAATTTAATAAATTTAAAGAAGATTTTTTAAAAAAACTAAATGGAACAGAAAATGAAAACAATTAAAAAATATTGGATGGTAATCGTAGGAGCAATTGCTGCAGCATTTGCATTTTTTCTAGTTACGTCAAAACGACGCAATTCCAATAAATTAGATAAACTACAAGATCAAATTAATAACAACAAACAAGCTGTTGATAAAATTGACGGAAAAGCAGAAGTAATTGCTCAACAAAGAGAAGATTTAAAACAAGAAATCAAACAACAAGAACAAGTTATAGAACAGCTAGAAGAAAAAAAGCAAGAAATTAAACCAGAAACTAGAACGGTTACTGACGCTAAACAAAATATTTTAAATAAAACAAAAAGAGGTCGTAAACCTAAAAACATCAACTCATGAAAAAGTTACTAGTTATATTATTGTTTCCATTAACCGCACATTCTCAAATTGCAGATACATGTTTTACGGAACAACAAATTTTAGATATATCATTTACGTTGGATTCTTTAACTGAATTAAATGATATCAACGATCAAATTATTTCAGAACAAAAATATTTGTTAGAAAAACAAGGCAAATTGATTGAATTGGATTCTATGCAAATTGCATATCGAGAACAACAAATTGCTTTGTTACAAAAGAATGTTGATTTGTATGTAGAACGCGAAAAACGATTTCAAACAAAATGGTATGATCATAAAGCAATTTGGTTTAGTGGAGGTATATTAACTACTATACTTACTAGCAAATTAATCATCGAAGTTGTAAAATAACAATGTCTCAGCCAAGTATAAAACAGATAATACAGCAACAGTACATGATGTGTGCTAAAGATCCTGTATTTTTTATGCGTAATTATTGTTATATTCAACATCCTAAACGAGGTAAAATTAAATTTAATTTATTTCCATTTCAGGAAGATTCATTATCTGAATTGCGAGATAACCGTTACAATGTTATTCTCAAGTCTCGTCAGTTAGGTATTTCAACTTTATCAGCTGGATTTGCTTTATGGAGCATGTTATTTGCAGAAGATTTTAACGTATTAGTTATTGCAACTACACAAGAAGTAGCTAAAAACTTAGTAACTAAAGTGCGGGTGATGCATGATAATTTACCAAGTTGGTTAAAAGGTACGGTAGAAGCTGACAATAAACTATCATTAAAATTTAAAAACGGCTCACAAATTAAAGCAGTATCGTCAGCAACCACAGGAGCACGTTCGGAAGCATTATCATTGCTTATAGTTGACGAGGCCGCATTTATTCGAAACATAGAAGAAATATGGATAGCATCCCAAGCTACATTATCAACAGGTGGTGGCGCTATAGTATTATCTACTCCAAATGGAGTTGGTAACTGGTTTCATCAAACGTGGGCTGATGCTGAATCTGGAATAAATGGTTTTCATACAATCAAATTGCATTGGCAAGTACATCCAGAACGAGATCAAGCGTGGCGCAATGAACAAACTCAATTACTAGGAGAACGTGGTGCCGCACAAGAATGTGATTGTGACTTCGTAAGTTCCGGCCATACTGTAGTAGATGGTCCATTACTTTTAGAATATGATACCCGTTGCGAAGAACCATTAGAACGTAGAGGTTTTGACGGAAACTATTGGGTATGGGAATATCCGGATTACGCAAAAGATTACACAGTAGTAGCTGACGTTGCACGAGGTGATGGCGCTGACTTTTCTACATTTCAAATATTTGATGTAGAATCAGTACGCCAAGTTGCAGAGTATAAAGGTAAGATTGCCCCAAATGATTTTGGTAACATGTTAGTAACAGTTGCAACAGAATGGAACAATGCATTACTTGCCATTGAAAATGCAAACATAGGCTGGGCAGCAATACAGCCAGCATTAGATAGAGGATATCAAAATTTACATTATACATATAAAGATGACGGATATACGGATGCGTCTGTACAATTGAAAAAAGGTTATGATATGAAAGATAAGAGCCAAATGGTTCCCGGAGTATCAACTACATCACGTACTAGACCATTGATGATATCTGCACTAGAAATGTATATGCGGCAAAAAACACCCGCTATTCGCAGCAAACGTCTCATACAAGAGTTGCTAGTATTCGTTAGGTTATAATGATGATTTAGTAATGGCATTTGCAATTACGTTGTGGCTACGAGATACGGCATTAAAATTACGTCAACAAGGAATTGATTTGAATAAACGTGCATTATCGCAATTTCAAAAAACAAATCCAGTTATATATACAGGCAAAATTAAACCTAACGATACGGGATGGAATTGGAATCCTGGTGATGGTGATCAAGATTTAACTTGGCTTATCTAAAAACGCCAAGGTTCTGTACATAGTTATATTTATATTAAAAAAGAAATATGGCGTCATTAAGAAAACGTTTACAAAATCTATTTAGTAACAATGTTATCGTACGTGCTTACGGAAAAGATCAACTACGCGTAGTAGATACAAATCGTTTGCAAAGTGTTGGTAATTTAGCTCAAAGCAAAGTAGCAGATAGATATACACGTCTACACGGATCGAATAAGCATCGTGTCGGCGGTATGGGTGGATATGATTCTAATTATTATATGCATCAAAATCGTATGCAATTGTATGCAGATTACGAAATGATGGATAAAGATCCAATAATATCTTCGGCATTAGATATATATTCTGACGAATCTACATTAGCAGATCAATTCGGAGATGTATTAACAATTCGTACTAACAATACTAGAATTCAAAAAATTCTTTACAATTTATTTTATGATATCTTAAACATAGAATTTAATTTATGGTCATGGATTCGTCAAATGACTAAATACGGCGATTTGTTTTTAAAACTAGATATTGCAGAAGGAATTGGTATTCTTAATGCACGTCCATATTCTAGTTATGAAATGGAACGTTGGGAAGAATACAACGAAGCTACCGGCGAATACGAAATTAAATTCAAAAACATAGCATCTGAACAATTAACGTATGATGTATATGAAATTGCACATTTCCGTATGTTATCCGATTCTAACTTTTTACCATATGGTAGATCCATGTTGGAAGGAGCACGTAAAGAATTTCAAAAATTAATGATGATGGAAGATGCGATGCTAATACATCGTATAATGAGAGCTCCAGAAAAACGTATTTTTAAAATTGATATTGGTAATATTCCGCCAAATGAAGTTGATAGCTTCATGGAAACCATCATCAATAAAATGAAAAAAATTCCACATATCGACCCGAACACCGGTAATTACAATTTGAAGTTTAATCTTAATAACATGTTAGAAGATTATTACTTGCCAGTAAGAGGGGGACAATCATCTACTACCATAGATACACTTCCTGGTATGACTTTTACTGGAATGGAAGATATTGAATACATCAAACATAAAATGATGGCTGCACTTAAAATACCTAAACCATTTTTAGGTTACGATGAAGGTGTAGAAGGAAAAACTACGTTAGCATCAATGGATATTCGTTTTGCAAGAACCATTGAACGTATTCAAAAAATTGTAGTGTCTGAATTAGCAAAAATAGCAATAGTGCATTTGTATTCGCAAGGATTTGAAGGCGAAGATTTAGTTGGATTTGAACTAGAATTAACAGCTCCATCTATAATTTACGATCAACAAAAAGTAGCATTAATGAATGAAAAAATTCAGTTAGCAAATGCTATGAAAGACAGTAAATTAGTATCAGATAAATACATATATGAATACATATTCAATATGGCTGAAGATCAATGGTTGCAAGAAAGAAGCAATGTTATTGAAGATCTTAAATTAAGATTCCGACAAAATCAAATCGAACAAGAAGGAAATGATCCAGCTGTAACGGGAGTATCATATGGTACGCCACACGATTTAGCAACCGTTCATATGTCAAGCAAAGAAGTAGAAGAAAAAGATAAAGGCGGCCGTCCACCAGAAGGAATTAAATCAGGACAACATCAAAATGCATTTGGTTGGGATCCTACCGGAAGAAAAGAATTAAAACAAGCATTTGACCCAGAAAATCAAAAAACTACATTTACTCCAGATCCGAGATTTAAAAGTAGACAGACAACCGTAGCTACGGAAAGTATATTAAAGAAAATGAAAACTAAATATGGTATTATTGCAGAAACGTATAATGCAAATGCAAATATAGATCCGGATTCGGGTACCATGTTGGACGAAAACAATATTTTATAAAATTAAACATATTTATTTAAAATTAAGGCAAACCCAACTATGAAGAAACTAAAACATTCAAAATACAAAAACACCGGTATTTTATTTGAAATGTTAGTTAGGAAATTAACTTCAGAAACGTTGTCATCTAATAAATCTGATACTATCGATATTATTAAAAATCATTTCGGACGTAATACTGAATTATCTAAAGAATTGCAATTATACAATTCATTGCTAAAAGAACAATTTCGAAGTGAAGCACAAGCATTAGATTACATAAGAACCGTTAAAGCTGCGCATTCTAAATTGAATCAAAGCGCACTAAAACGTCAACGATACAATCTAGTTAAAGAAATTTCTGAAAAATTTGTTTTTGAAAATATGTCTAAAATGCATATATCTAATTACAAAGTTTTAGCTTCAATCAACATGTTGTTTGAATTTGATGAAACGGATAATCCAAAACAAATCATGGAATGTAAAAACGTTATCATTGATAATGGAATAATTACGGAACGTGTTGCGCCACAAAAAGATCCTATCATCGAAAAATTTGAAAGTCAACCTAAAGAAATTCGTTTGTTAACGTATAAATTGTTAGTTGATAAATTCAATGAAAAATATTCTGGATTAGATGAATCTCAGAAAAAACTATTAAATAAATACGTAACCAACGTTAATGATACTGCTACATTGAAAGATTATGTAAGAACCATAATACCAGCTATCAAAAAACAATTAGCAGAATCAGCAAAAACTGTAGATGATAAAGTAGTAAAAATCAAAGTACAAAAATTATCAGAAATGCTTTGCAATGTAGAAAATTTGAAAACTATCAAAGAATCTCACATATTATCTTTACTACGTTATTTTGATTTAATTAAAGAACTCAAGGAAATTCGATGAGATCGTTTCTTAAAGAAATAGAACAAAAGTTCATAGAACTAGAATCCGATTTATCTGATCGCGATTATGATGGCGATGGCGAATTAGAATCTCCCGAAACGGAATATAAAGGTTCTAAAGATCGTGCTATAAAAAACGCAATGGATGACGACGATGATCTTGAAGAACAAAATGTAACAGGTGCTATTGCTGGTTATAATACGCCAGCTGCATTTGCTAAACCAGGAAAATGGCAAGGTAAAAAAGCTAAATATGAATCTGTAAATACCCCTCCAACGTTTCGTTACGATGAAGAACAATATCAACATCCGGAATCGGAAGAAGAAGAATACGTAGATAAATTTCCATTTTCATTAGATGACGCAGATTGGCAACATAAAAATTACAAATATCCATCTGTAGATTTATCTAGTAGTCCAGGAACTGTTACTAAAAAACATCGTACTTTAAAAGTAGGAAATACCCATAAACTTAAAGTAGAAGATGTTATAGAAACAAAATACGAGCAACTTATAGAAGGATATCGCGATTTTAAAACGGGAGACGTTAAACCATCTATTAAAGTTAAAGAAAGCATACGAGAAATTGCAAAAAAACTTCGAGAAATAGAAACGATAGTAAATTA